CGCAATTGTTAAATTAGACGTTAGGTATTTAGTAACTGCCATCCCACCGGAAATTTGTAAATTGCAATATGTTAAAGGCATTATTGACTGTGTCATTAATCCTGAATTATATTCTATTGCGCTGGCGGTACCCGGTATAAAAGTAGTAATGAAATTATTGAACCCCTTTAGGGTTATTGCGTTATTGTTACCGGCGCTTTGGTCAATCGTTCCAGTAGCCTGCAAGTCTCCCATTACAGTAAGAATGTTTCCATTTGCATCAAATTTTAACGTTCCAGCTATAAACAAGTTGTTCACGGCAGTTGTCATATTTACGGTTACCTGGTGATTTATATAAACATTGTCGCCCGCTCTTGGTGAAGTAATATTTCGTCTATCCTGCGCATTGCTTATCCAAACATTAGGGTCGGTCCAGTTGCCGTCCTTGACGCTGTACCAGGTATTAACTTTGCGAGTTAAAAACAAATAAAATGGGGATGTAGAGATGCCTATCATTTTAGAAACTCCTCAATTTTGTCATTACGTAAACATCAGCCGTTAACGCTACTTTATTCCTTATATAAATTGAAACTCCACTTTCAAGCGTTAACACGCGATTACCAGCTAAATCAAGGTCAAAAAGTGTAGGCATTAAAGCAGCTAATGATGCTAATGCAACGGTGCCATTGTTGCCGGCATTTGCGGGGACAGCTATTTGTGCCCTGTTATAATAATCTGTGGCGTTTGAACTTGTTGGGCAAATTATAATATCAAAATTGCGCGCGTTAGAAGTATCCAAATTGCGAAATAAAACGTCCAGCACAATGCTAGCATGACTGCCGCCGGAGCATATTAGCGTATCTGTGTTAATAGATAAACCTGACGCTAATTTTACGCCCGGATAGGTGCCTGTTAATGTGGCAAATGATGTGGTATTTGATGAACTATCCATTACAAAACTGATTGATAAAAGTTATATGAAATATTTGATGAACTGCCGCCGCCGATTGGTGCATCTACCCATTGAGTATCTCCGTCGGCATTGCTTGTTTTCGCCAACACCTGCCCCGTCGTCCCCCCTGCAGGTATTTTAAACAGTGCGTTAAATTGCGCCTGCAGCTTCCCTAGCGCACCTAAAATAGTGTCGGTGGCGGTTATGGCTGTTGCGCTGCTAAAGCCTATACCGGTTAAAACGGTTGCTAAAACCCTGGCGGCTGTGAAGTACTTGTTAGTACTCCCTTCAGGCACAGCGTCGGTACTGCCGGGTGATGCTACCAGTTGGATATAGGTGCTGCCGCTCCAGCGATATTCGGCATTGGTGTCAAGGGCAACGTATATCTTGCCGGTTTCGCCGGTAGTTGGCAACGCGGCAAAGTTTGCAAACTCTACAACGTCGTCAACATACGATGGCAACTGTGCCGATGCTACCTTGCCCGAACCATCAAGCCCTGCATAACCATTAGCGCTGTTTTTATTTGCTGCGTTTTCGGCAGTATAGCCCAGGCTGTCTTGTTTGGCGGCCAAAGCTGCCGCCAGGTTTGTATTATCTGCGGGGGAGCCGCTTAGGTTTGCAAACGAGTTGTCCTGCCAGTCGGTATTATAATCTGCGCCGTCAATTTTTGCCAACACTTGCCCGGTTGTTCCGCCCGGTGGGATACCGACGCCTAACATGGAAATCCCATCGCCCCAAACGCCTGCGGTTTTCGGGCCGAAGAGCTTGTAGGTTGATGTATTAATGTAAAAGTTGCCGTTAACGCCGGTAAGGGTGTTTGATGGATTGGCTGTTCCGAACAGAATGATATTGCCATCGGTGCCATTTGTGCCGTTAGTACCGGACAATCCACGCGGCCCCTGCGGACCGGTAGCCATTGAAAACACCTGCGACCAAGCACCTGAAGCTTTTTTGTAAAATATCCCGGTTAAGGTGTTAATGTAACTGTCTAAGTCTTTCCCGATGCCGTTGCCTGGTAAACCGGCTCCGTAAAGCAATGTACCGTCGGCGGCATTGGCGGCAGGCAGGGTGTAAACTATCGTCCAGGTTCCGGATATTTTTTGGGCAAATGAACCGCTCAAGGTGTTTACAAACACATCACCATTTTTGCCGGTTGTGTTTTGGGGCAGCACAGTACCGAAGGATAGGTTTGCACCTGTAGTAAGGTTAGCCTGCAAAAACTGCAGCAGTACGGTAAAGGTGTATTGGTAATCAGTACCGCTGTTTACAAGCACCGATATATCTGATGCTGATACCGAGTCGGCAATGGGTAATTCGCTTATTTTTTTATCAGTTGACACAATTTATAAGATTAAAATGATTTACAGGATGTTTGATTAAGAGATAGTAAATCGACGGACTAAATCCTGTCAATCTATTAAATCACTTAATCGTGTTAGTTCATGAATTCGTATAGCGGCGGAATGCAATCCGGAGGTGTACCGTAACCCGGATAATTAAAGTCTGTTTTGTCGATACTCCTTATCAGTGGTCCTGATTGCCTTGCCGTTTTGTTTTTGCCATTATATTGCCAAAGGGGGAAGTCGGTACGATGATCCCAGAGGAATTTTTCGATCTCATTTGCATGTGCGTTGGCTACGCTGCGTTGTTGCTGCACCAGTTTGATGATGTCTTTTGGTGCCACCGCATCACCATTGTCGTGGTGTTTTATCACAGGGCCGGTGGGAGTGTAGTGTATTGCATCGGCCTCAATAAAGCGGGCGAATGTGAAGTACACCAGTGTTGGCGCCATGCCTTCGTACAAAACAATATGGCCGTACTTATCCAGGTATTCGCTGCCATTAAACAGGTCTTTATAATGCTGCGGCGCGTCGTCTTTTATTGTACCATCATCGTTGAAATGCTGGATAAAATCGTAATACAGGGCATGACCCAAAAATGGTTTAAGGTCAAGGTCCTGCGCTTTTTTGATAAATACGTTTAGCCGTTCAGGTTTTATGTTTACAGAGATATCCTCGTATCGCTGGAATGTTGTTTGGTTGATTAGATTCATGGTGCATAGCCCCCCAGCCCCCTAAAGGGGGAGTTTTTGATTGGTTAAGTTTGATATTTATTTTTTTAATTCCCTCCTCCTGTTCCCCCTTCAGGGGGGTAGGGGGCTTGCCATCGCTTCCGCCTCCGCCTGTTTAAACCCGTAGGCATAAACCAGGATGGCTATTTTATTCTCAGCAGGGATTGTTGATAGCAGTAGCTGGTTTATGCTGTTCCCGGCTTTTATGCCTGCGATGTCGTCGCCAATGTTGGCTGGTACCGGATGTATGGCCCAGTTGTTTTTTGGGTTGATGTCGGTATAAAAATTACTGAATATCGCTTCAAAAGCTTCCGATAATTCCAGCCTGTCGGGCGCGGTGTTGTCGTTGAATTCGCAGATGGCCTGTTTTTTTTCACCGCCATTGCTAAGACCTGACGATTTTTCGGCGTTAATTAGCTCTTTGGGTATCGAAAACCCTTTGATGATACGGGCCTCAACCGATTTTTCTGTCGCTTCAAAAAGCTTATCATTATTTTGAATTGAGTAAGGCTTAAACTCTGGTTTCGAAGCTTCATCCTCGTATTCAATCACAATGATTTTCTGCGCGCTTTTTGCCCCCTGGAATGTGCCCAGGTCTCTTTCCAATTGCGATGGCGTATTGGTATAAGGTTGTTCATCGCTATCCGGACTGCTGTTATCAGCTTCTTCGCGCCGCGATTGCATAAAAAGCATCGTCGACGGCAAGAATCCAGTTGTTACCTCGCGGTTATTAAAAATCTTGATGCCGGCTTCGGTTTCAAAATCTTCCCAAACGCTGTCGGCTTCAATTAGCGGGTAATCGTCTACTTCAGGGTTAAAGTAAAATAGCTGACCTTTATAGTTATCCCAGCCGCCGGCTGCTTTTACCTGTTGTTTAATCACAGCTTTATCCGGGTTGTACTTATCCAGGAAGGTTATCTTGCTGCGCATGATGTTTTTCCAGGTTTTGCGGCCCCAGTCGCTGTAAATAGCAAACTTGTAAGCTGTTTCCGGCGAGTCGGTATCACCCATCCGGATGTCCTCGAACTTGATATAATTTACTGATGCAATTTTAAAATTGGCATTGTAATTTACATGGATTCCGAAGCCAGTAAACAAAGCCTTATCCGTAGCAACTGCTTTTAACAATTTAGCAAGCGTTAATCCTTTTGGGTTTATAATTTGCTTGCCGAGTTCAGGCTCTTCAAAACCATTGCCGGCAATAAACTTCGCCCGTTTGTTCCAGCAGTCCTTAGCCGTGGGCGACGCCGCTACCAGTTCCAGCATCCGCTGCGGGTAGGCATTATCCATATCATAATTTAGAATGCCGAAGGTTTGGTTTGGGCGTACAAGGATGCGGCGTTCAATTTGGGGTAAATAAGTTTTCATATGGCCCCCCCGCCTCCGCCCACTGGCGGAGGAGTTAGCGCGCTAACTTCTTTGATTTTTGTTTCTCCAGGTTTCATTCTTTTACGTTTTACTTTGGTTTGCATTCCTGCTCCCCCTTCAGGGGGCTGGGGGGCAAACAGTGCAGCTATATGCGGATAAGCTTTCAAATACCATTCAGCTTCGGCGTCGGTAAGGTTATCATTATCATGCACCGGATGCGAACCCGGGGCGAACTGGTGCTTGCCGGGTTTTAGGATGTATTTTTTTGAGTTCATAGTTGTGAGTTTTAAGTATTGAGTGATAAGAAGTAAGTAAACTCAGTACTTACCACTCATCACTCACAACTGATTAATCTACCAGTGCTTCCAAAGCGGCCAGGGTGCTGGCATAAGTTGCCGAACCCGATTCAGGTGCTATAGATACGGCACGTGGCGGGTAGGGTTCTTTCAG